CGCAATTTTCAAAGGTTCGCTGTTGGCATTATAAGTTGAACATAAAATCAAAAAATCTCTATCGGGATCACGAAAAGGGTCCTTGAAAATTGCGCATGGTTTCAGTGTGATCTCAGAATTCTCACATTCAGCTTGACCGGTTGAACTGCCATCATAATTCCATATAGGAACATTCACAAGCAACCCTTCACTTTGTGATTTAACAAAACCATGAATGATGCGAGTTTTAGATCGGAAATTAGAATTGGCGTCCAACCAAATATATTCAAGACAGGAATAAGTCATTTTATTTTATTTAATAATTAAAATAAAATAATGTTTATATGTGTATATTAAAAACACTTATTTGTAAAAAAACAAGTCATAAGACCTTGGATTAAAGCAAATATGATCATTGCTACTATAATTTTCAACCAATCTTTTTTAGAAGGAACGTCAAAATGTGTGTCTTCATTGCTAAATTTGCCAATATTATAGTGAATCAAGTTTTCAAAAAGATTCACAAACAAGTAAACAAAGAACGACACAACAATGATTCTTGTGCTGGAATCTTTTAACAGAAGATACATTATATATTTGCGAGAGGTCTTTTTCCCATTTCACGCAAATGTTGAAAATATGATTTTACCATTTCAAACACATTTGGTTTTTCAATATATGATATGCCATTTTTTAGACAATATTCGCGCACAATCGGCTGAATTTGTCTCAGTGTGCTATGAGGAATATTTGGAAATAGATGATGTTCTATTTGAATATCCAGACCAAAACATATAAGTCTTGTTGCCATATTGTCTGTTTTGTAATTCATGCTACTTGAAACTTGATTTGTCAAGAAATCATCGGATGATTCTAAAATGCATTCTGGTTGAATATGTGATAATTGCGCAATAGATAAAAACAAGAATCCTGATAATCCATAAAACACAAATGTGTTAAAAAATCCAAAACAATAAATAATTAATGCAAAAATTGCAAAATTCCATCGTTTGTGTTTGATTGCATCTATTTGGCCAGTAAATCCACCGACACAAAATAATATTGCTGCATAAAAATGTTGAAACTGGTGTTGAATATAATGAGAATGATTTGCGGAATGGCGAAATGCCAGATTGTGTCCATTAAAATCGGAATCAAACGCAGTATTTGTGAAACAGTGGTGCAAATAATTGTGATCCCATTTCCATTCTTCAACCGTAAGAATTGGTGCAACAGCAATTTGAGATGCTATTGCATTAAGACGTTGATGTTTAAACCCAGTATAATGAGATGTTTCGTGAAAAACCAGAGCACAATGACCAATGTTAATGATTGCCAATAAAACAAACCACCATGATGAAACTGAGCAAGCAAGTTGTGCACAATATATCCAAACGCGAATGTAAAATGCAAAAATGCCAACATTGTATGCAATTTCAAAATTGGACCAATAGAGAGGCATATTTTTTGCGCGAATTTCAGTATAGACTAAGTTTTTCAATTCAATGTATTTTTCATATTTATAATTTGTTTTATATTTAATGACCAAATTATCATTTGGAATCTCATATTTTAATAATATTTCAAATAATAGTGCAGGATCTTTGTGATAACTATATATAAGAGGTGTTATATCTTTGATATCCGCATGGTCATTCAAATTATTAAACATGTCAGTTCCGCCCGGATGCTTATCAACAAAATCCGTCAAATTATAAATTTTATCACAAATACAATATATGTTTTTTTTTGACATTTGCATACATACAAATATAATTATATTTCTATGTATTTTATACATCAGACATTTCTTTTGCAATCTTGTGTTCAGATTCCGCAAAATCATCACTTAGGAAAACCATAGGGGGATTTTTGCCCGATTTGCCCAATTTGCGAGTCTTTTTATTTTCCAATTTCTTATAAAAGTCTGCAATCTTATTCATGTGATTTTTAGCCTCTTTTTGTGTCATACTTCGCGTATTTTTCCACACATTCGTTCTCAAATAAGAAACAATAGAGAGCCGAATTGAATCCTTACCAATTAATTTCAACTTGGTATTTGCATGCAGCTGATGAACATCCATCAATAAAAAATCGGTTTCTCGCACATCCACACCTACACCATACTGAATAAAACACGTCTCTCCGCCTTCATATTCTCCGCGTTGCAAAACAACCAAATTTCCAAGACCTTCATCATCATCGCCCGAGTCAGTGTGCGCGCATGTATTAAAATTCACATTAGTAGTCAAAGTTGTGAACGCAGTACCCTTGATTTTAAAATAAGTCTCGTCTGCCTTGGTACGTTGTTTTTTATATTCAACCGGTGCCAATTTCTTGTATTGTGCATCAATGTGTTTAACCAGAGATTTCATGGGAGTCCAATTATCATAACTGTTTTGAGTAAAATAGCTGCGGCGAACTGATGGTTTAATCTCTTTCATGCCAACTTGACTAAACATATATTTATGTTGAATGGTCCAAGTGTCCATGTATCCGATCACATTGGACGCAACGGCCTTGCCATCTTTAATGGTTCGTTTTCCTTTTTTAGTGCCTGTTGCCATACCGCGATTGGTGGTTTTGTGGGACTTTGCAAATTTAATGACATTATCATAGAAAATATCTAAATCTTTCTTGGGCAAAACATTTTTGCGGAATCGCAATAAGACTTTACCGTCTTCTGTATAAACATCGGCATCTTCGCGCAAAATTGTATAATTTTTGGAATTGGCAGGAGTCAGACATAATCCGGATTTTTTATTCAAGGCTCCATCGGAGACATCTTTGGAAACCGTATATGTTTTGATTCCTTTTACAATTTCTGTTTTAATAATTCCCATTATGCAAATAACTTATATATATAATTGTTATAAAAATATAGAAATATAGAAATCCATAATTATAAATGGAAATTGACAAAGAACTCCCAAAAAATATAGAACATATAGTTATAAATGGCGGTGGTCCATTTATATTAAATATGTATGGTGCATTAAAAAAATCCAACGAATTGAAAATGTGGGAACAAAAAAACATAAAAACATATCATGGAACATCAGCCGGCGCAATGTTATGTCTGATATTAGCACTAAATTTTGAATGGTCAGAAATGGACGCTTTCATTATAAATTGTCCATGGAGCAATTTTATCAAATTCAATGTTTTGGAAATATATAATTATTATTTTAGAAATGGCATTAATGATTCGGGATTTGTATATGGAGTTTTCACTCCATTATTTGGTGCAAAAGACATAGATTTGAATATAACATTTGCACAATTGCATGAAAAATTAAATACGGATATTCATGTATATGCAACAAGTTTCAAAACATTTGAAATAAAAGAATTCAACAAAGATTTGACACCTAATGTAAAAGTATTAGAAGCAATATATGCGTCAACTGCGTTGCCTCTTATGTTCAATCCAATAAAAATAGAAGAAGACGTTTACATTGATGGTGGCATATTTTTGAATTATCCATTAGCAAAATGTTTGGAGAAGAATGTTGACCCGCAAACAGTTCTTGGAATTAAAAATAAATATTGCAATGAAAATTTTACAACAAAAGATGACATGACAATGTTTGAATACATAACAAAATTATTTGAAATGATTTTTTCTAAATTTCAAATTGAACCTGATCCTAATATAAAAATTGGAATTGAAATAAGAATAAATTTTAATTCAATGACTATTGAAAAGTTTTTTGAAATGGCAAAATCATGCAATTTGAGAAAAATTGCAATAGATTATGGAATAAAAGATGTGACAGATTACATAGCAGAATTGACAAATTCTTCTAGATGAGAGTCGGTGATTTTGGCTTCAAAATCATAAATGTCTTCTTTTCCATTATCATTAATTTTGACTAATTTAATAGTTGGAAACGATTTAACAGAATATGCATTCATCAATTTAGCAACATCTGGCTTATCTGCGTCTGTGCAATCTACACGATTAATCATTAACTTTTGCCCCTTGATTATTTTCCCATTGTATTTTTTATTAAAATCGTCAATTGCCGGTTTTGCGGATTTGCAATGAGGGCACCAATCTGCTGTGAAAAAATATATGCGCGCAACTTTGATATCCGCCGGCTGATAAATATCGTCATTTTGTTCACGTTCAGTTTGTTTGTCAATGTAATATTGATAACTATAATACCCAGCAATTGCAAATAATATTAAAACAAAAACAGTAGAAATTATATTATAATAAGGCGATGCATATCGTGAAACCAAATCGTATAATCCTGGCATTTTAATTTAGAAATTATATAAATTCTAAACATAAGATAATTTGCAAATATTTCCTAAATGAAATTATCCACGTTTAAATTATACAGATGAGCAAAACTAGAAAAAAACAAAAATGCAATGCAGACACACCATCGGTTTATTCAAAAGAAGACTATGAGAGCAATGATGGCATGCTAACAACTGTTTGGGGTCCAAGTCAATGGCATTTTCTCCACACAATGAGTTTTAATTATCCTGTCAATCCCACTATCAATGACAAACAACATTATATGAAATACATTTACAGTTTGCGATATGTTTTACCTTGTGGCAAATGTAGAGCAAATTTGCACAAAAATTTGAAGAAATTGCCGCTCAAATTGAAACATATGAAATCGCGCGACACATTTTCCAAATACATATATGATTTGCACGAATTGATAAACCGCATGTTGAACAAGACGTCCGGACTGACATATGAGCAAGTCAGAAACACATATGAGAATTTCCGATCCAGATGCACGCAAACACCAGAGGAAAAAGCCACAATGAATGCATTATTAAGGAAAACTTTGAAGACGGAAAGCGGATGCACAAAACCATTGTATGGAAAAAAGGCAAAATGCATTTTGCGAATAGTGCCTCAAGAAACCGATGCACCAACATTCAAAGTTGACAACAAATGCATAAAAAAACTTATAAACTGATATATATAATTTAATGGCTGCGAGACTAAATATGGATCCAATTAGACCCATTTTATGGAAGGGTAAAACATTTAACCAAATTGTGTCAGGATTAAGAATGAATCATCCTATCGTAACTTCTTCCAAATCCATTTTAAATGCTTTGCCCATGAAACATTATCGGCGCGAAATATCATCAACTGCTAAAAATTCCAGACCCAGTTATAGCGTTGAAGAAATTATGAGACCTGGTGGTTCAATAATACAATCAAAGGCATTCAATTCTGCTTTATTGCCTGGTTTGGTAGAATTTGGATTGACCGAAAATAAGACGGAGCGACCCATTTCAATCACATGTTCTATTAGAGCCGATGAAGCCCTGCGACGTGTCCGAAGCGCCGGAAATGTTAGAAGACCGGATAAAAAAACAGTCATTACAAGTGCCGCACAATATTTAGTAAATCGTCGCCTAACTTTTGATCAGAGTCAATATCATCATTTGAAATCAGGTAACGCAACTGCAAACGCAGGAGAACCCGCAAGTTTAAAAAATATATATATGCCAAATGGTGCATGCAATGATCCCACCAAATGTGTGGAAGCGTATTACAAACCAAGTAATAGCAAATTTGCTATGCAAGGTGGAGTGTCGTCGGGTGCCAGATTGGAGCGTCTTAAATATGACAATGTGCAAAAAGTTGCGGCATCATACACATCATCTTTTGGAAAAGAAGTGGCAAATGCTTTGTATCTTGGATCTGGATACACAATTAAGAACAAGATTGGAACATCAGCTGCATGTATTCCAAATGCAGACAAATACAAGAGCATAATGAAGAAATGCGGATCTTCACATATCAGAGGAGGGTAAAATTCCACATAAATCTTATGCCAAGTATGTATAAGATTTATTAATGAATGCATCATGGAAAGGTCAGACATTTAATCAGATCGTGACCAAACTCAAAAAAAATAAAAATGACATGACATTTAAAAATATTTTTTTAAGTCCGCCCGTTAAACAATACAGACGAGAATTAGTTTCTACTGATAATTGTTCTATGTCAAGAGCCACTATAAATATGGATGATTTCAATGTTCCCGGCGGAACAGTCGTAAATAGCGCGACTGGAAGAAGCTCCACCGAAGGGAGCAACGAGCGAAGCGTGGGCATTCACACGGTTGATATTAATTTGACAAATGATATGACAGAAAGACCAATAAATAATTCATGTGCTATAAGGGCAAACGATGCTCGGCGCCGATTGAGGAGTGGTGGAAATATCAAAAACGTTGCAAATGCTGGCATGTCAACCACTGTAAAATATTACACATCAACAACCCAATATTTAGAAAAAAGAAATATGAAATTTGATCAAAATAATTACAGTGTTTTAAAATATGGCGACCCTACATTCAATGACGGCATTCCGTCAACCACGCAAAATGTTTATACACCAAATGGAATAAATAAATGTGCAAAAGTTCGCATTGAAGGACACGATGCATTAACTGAAAATCCATTATTCACTTACACATGGACTAATGGAAATACATATCCAATATACATTGAAGATGGTAATTATGATTTAGAAGATTTGAATCAACGTTTAATAAGCGCTCTTGAAATAAACAAACATTATTTAATAGACACATATAGACACAATTCAAAAAAACATTTCATGAAATTTGCATATGATTCTGGAACTGATCGCCTTCAAATTCAATGCGATACAATAAATACAGATTTGTATCCAAAAGACAGATATGTAGTGTGGACATCTTTTTTATTTGTGGTTGATTGGCAAGTTCCGACGCAAATTACAATTCCTCAAATCAATATTTTGAACAATTTAAATAATACATTTGCAAATATGATTGGGTTTTCTCCGGGAACTTACCCACAATCAATGATATCAAATGTGGATCAAAACTTCTATGTTTTAGGAGACAATGTGTCCCTTATAAAATCAAGATACAAACCAGTGTATTATAAACCACGAGACGTAGCATCTGCAAGTTCTATAGTAACCCGACTAAGATACGAAACTATTACAGAAAATGCAACGTCATATACAACGCCTTTAGGAAGATCAGTTGCAAGTGCGTTGGCATACAATATTCCTGCGCCAGGATATTCATACAAATATGTATTGGGATATTCGGCAAATTGCATTCCTGAAGTGGATAAAATTCGCAAAACAATGAAGAAAGGGTGTGATCAAAAAATAAAATAAAATAACGACAAATAATATAATGTCTGGTTCAACATCTTCTCAATACACTTCTGACAAATCAGATATTTATTCAAAAGGATTTCCAGAAAAGACAAAATTGCAGCAAGACAAGATTGATGAATATAACAGAATGCAATGGGAACAACAACAAACTCAGAAACAACAAGAAAATGTAAATATGAATCAAGCCGGTTCCAATTCTTTTATGTATTTGTTTTTTCTGATTTTCATGAGCATGTGGTTTATAGTAACAATTTATGCAATTGTAAAATCATTTATATGTGCTGGCAAATCAGGAACTGTTGCAGAAAAAGTCATTGGAATATTACTTGCATTGTTTTTAGGGCCATTTTATTTAATATATTTGAGTTCCATGGAAGGTTATTGTAAAGATTCTCAAGTTATGTAAATATTTTGAAAACACATAAAAATAATTCATAATAATAATTATAAATAATTATAATGAATCCAGATTTTCTTTTAAATTACTATCCTAGCTACATGTTATTAACCGTGTTTGTTGAAAATAACAATTACGATTTGAAAATGAAATACATTGATCATATTATGAATCATAACAATAAGATTCTGAGTGATCCTAGACATATTGATGCTGGGTTTGATTTGTTTGTTCCGCACAATTTGAATTTTATAAAAGAATCCGGTGAAAATAATTTTCATGTAAATAAAGTCAATCATCAAATTAAGTGTAGCGCTGTTATTATTCAAGAGAGAGGACAATACAATACTGGATACTATTTACATCCGCGATCCAGTGTTATAAAGACGCCATTAAGATTAGCAAACAGCACTGGAATTGTGGATTCGGGATATAGAGGAAATATTATTGGTGCATTTGATTGCAGGGTGGATCATCATTTTGTCAATGAATATGACAGATTAATTCAAATTTGCGCACCATCTTTGATGCCAATATATGTTAAATTGGTTAATAATGAACAGGATTTGGGAGAAGAAACCGTGCGTGGTGGCGGAGGATTTGGATCTTCAGGCCGTTAAATTTTATTTGCGTCCAAATCATTATATTGAATCTTGCCCTTCAAATAAGCACTGTAGAAAATATTCTTATCTGTTTTGACAGTAGAATACACATCACCCATCTTAGTAATCATGAAAAGAACCGACGTGATGAATGTAGAAGTGGTTTTGTCATCCAAATAGTATTTGTAGACAACAACGCCGGACAAAACCGTATTGACAACAAAACACGTTAATGCAAAATACCCGGTTTTTTGATAAAGACTATCATAGAATAAGATAGTTTTGCTTCTCTCTATTGGGAGACGCGCAAGAACTTCTCCAAGAGAA